TTGCTTGAGATTTTAAATCTCTAACTAAATTTGTATGACCTTGAACTTTTACAGTATCTTTCATAAGATTAAACTGCCAAAGCAATTCCTCTCATATCTTTGAGAAGTGGAGGATATGAACTATTTGAACCTGTTAGAACTACTTTTAATTGAAATGCCGTAAATGGTGTAAGATCACTTTGACTAAATTTAAACTCTTTAAAATCAATATTGTTTAACGAAGGAGAAGGTGCTGCATCAGCATTACCGTCTACATTAAATCCTCTCCAATCAACATCACCTAGTTTTCTAACATCTTCAGCACTTGCGACACGATAGTATAATTTAATATTACTTGTTGGTCTAACAACAGCTGATAATCTTATGTCTAATGCTGTAGAATTATTTTCTAATATTACAGGTCTTGTAATATATTTTGCTGCTGCACTTCCACCAGTATTTTTTGTTTCATCAACAAAATCTGGAGTAGTTCCAGAGATAGGATTGTTTAATCTATTTTGTATTAAAAATAAACTCATTCGTTTTGTATCAATTACAGGTGATAAGTTAGGTTTTCCCTCAATAGTAGTTAATGCTATGTTCATTACAAATGATTTAGTGCCGGACATTTCGTTTGTCTCATTTATTCCTGATGCTATTAACGAAGGAGCTGTTAAATAGTAATCATCATTTAATGCTACGAATTTTCTTTTTGATACAGGTGTTAAAACATATTCAGATTCACTACCTTCTAATGTTCTTCCACTTGTTGTTCTCATATCTGCTGTAATTGTTGTTCCATCATGCACTACATTTCCTATTACAGGTTGAACTACATCAAATAACATATTTCTAGTTATTGACACATTATCCGTGCCGCCAATATCACCTGTTGCATCAGCAACATCAGAGTTTTGTGCTGTAACTGTAAATGAATCTAATGTTATATTACCAATTGCTGTATAATTTCCATTAATATTCTGTGAAGCAATACCATTGTGTGTTCCAGAAGCAAGTCCAGATATCGTTACATTCGCTGATGAACTATGCATACCATGATTTGGACAATGAACGGTTATGACACCTGAACTAGCAGTTGTTGAAATAGGATTTGTTTTGGGTAGTAATCTAGTTGGCAATTCATCATTAACAAGAGTAACTACTCCAAGAGTATTTGTTGTAAAGTTGCAAGAATTAAGATTAAACTTGACATCTTCATTTTGTTCGGGAGTCCAAGTACTAGCGTTTTGTGACTTAAACATACTACCTAAGAGAGGTTGTTTAGAAATCAATCTACCATCATCTAAAGTTTTTTGTCCCATTCTTGCGGTATAAATTGTATATTCATCTGTATTACATTTGGCAACAAAACAATATTCTTGTGCTTGTTGAATAAAAACAGGACTAGGAAAAGTAAATCTTGTTGCTATTGAAGCATCGGTTGATGTTGAAATGTCAGCTGCGGCTACAGTAACTTCACCAAATGGTAATACCTCTCTTGTTGGATATCCATTAAACATTGTTCGTAGTTGTAGTGTAACTGGTAATATAGTTGATTTAGCAGAAAAAAATAAATCAATACTACTGACAAAAATTCCACCAAAAGTATCATGAAAAAAGGACTGAGCTACTGGATCGCCAAACTGTCCTCTACAATCTCCACGAAAACTTCCTCTTGGATTATTTCTAAAAGCATTTAGACCAGAAGTTGAAGAGCGAGGATTTCCACTATTTCTGGAGTTGTTTACAGAATAATTACTAATTGGCGTAGTAAAATTTTGTAATCTTGCATAAGCGCCTGGTTTAGCATCTTGACTAACAGCTGGATATCCGCCAGGTGCGTTTGGTTTGTAAGTTACAGGAGTAACAGGATCTGGTCTGTCGTTTATACTTCCTATTACTTCTATTAAATTTTCTTTTTGAATGGTTAATCTTTTAATATCTGTCGTTTCAGATACCTGCGTTCTAGCAACCTGTGCTTCTCTGGTTGAAAGAATTGTTCCTTGAACGGTATTCATCATACCCTTTGCTACATATTCAGTATCAGCCGAGGTAAATATATCTCCAGCCATTGTGTTTACTGAACTACTTGTTAATCTAAATGTTCTTCTACCTGTTCTCCATTTAGGATTTGTACCTCTTGCAGGATTAGGAATAGAAAATACTCCTGAACAACTTCCATTCGCATCTGTAGTTAAAGCTGAACCTGCACTTGAACCTGTTGGTGTTACATAGAATGATACATCAACATCATCAAAGAAAGGATAAACTCTTGTAGTTGGTCTTAATCCTGTTGCTGTAAAATTAATATCTTTGCTTCTAATAAATGGTGCAAAAGCAACACTCGTAATTCTATCACCTAAACTTTGTTTTACTGTGTTTGGAATTAATGCTGTACGAATACCTGATCTGGCTTGTTTAACATTTGTTGAATATTCACTAGTAACTGTAGATGTTTGTAAATTTAACCTACCCTCTCTTGTATAATCAACCTTAACTGACTGATTTACCAGATGCGGTTTTCCTACCCAAGTATCATTCCAATTATTCCAAATAGTACCCACATTTAAATCTAAAACTCCTTCAGACGCAAGGTCTGTAAGAGTATCGTAGGTGCCCGGTGTATTAACTATTAAGTCTGGTTTTGTAAATGTATCAAACCATTCGTCTATCTCTGGATCTAATTTTACATTACCAACAAAAGGAATAGTGTCATATGGATTTAAGTTTACTGTAGTACTTGCATACGGTTGACTGGTATGAGTAACTTCAGTATATGGTAATGTAATTAAATCACCAGTCTTTTGATAACCTGCTGTAGTTCTAGCAGCATCAGTAATGGCAGTTGTTAAATCAGATTGTATTTCTATAAGAGAGGCGTTTTCTTGACTAAACGCAGGTCTTAGTTGTCCCTCTGCCATGTCCATTGAAACTCTATAGTCGGTGTCTGATACATCACCAATACCATGACCTGTAAAGTTATCTACAATAATACCATTTTTAAATCTATCGAAACCATCAGCATCCTGTATTTGTAGATTTTGTGCTGCAGATTCTAATAGCGATAATTGAGTGTAGTATTCCATATTCTCAATTCTTTTTTCTAGATTACCAATATCTCTCATTGTAAATCTTTTGTTATCTATTTTGTCAATTCCTACATCAGAGGTTTTAAAAGTATATGGTGGTAAAGATAAATTAAATAAATGCATAAGGCCTGGTGGATTTTCTGGAAACTGTGGTTCAACAGCAGAATCTCCAGAAAGTATGTGAAATTGTCCATTTGGTCGAATAAAAACTTTTGCTCTTTTGGCCAAGTAAAATTCTAAGTCAGCAGTAATATCTGAATTAAATTTAGCAAACTCAATAACCGAAGCGCCTGTACCACTATATTGTCTATCTTGTCCATCGCCAGCGTCTATTGTAGAAGCGTCATCTACTCTTGGTCTAAAATCTAAACAGTCTCTTAACTCAAATTTTTCTCCAGTAACATCTGATGTATATGCTGGAATAGATCCATAATCAAAACCAGCGTAACTATCTACACTAAAGAAGTTTCCAGCACCATGTTCAAAGAAATCAAATGTTACTAACAATCTTCCTGTTGGTGCAGCTTTACCTGATTTTCTTACTAGGCGAGCAACATCATAGAAGTTGTCTCTTTGTCCAGTATCTAAATTAAATCTATCTGTGACATCTGTATCACTTGTTGTGGCATCTGTGCTAAAGTCAGCAGACATATGAACACTAGTAAGTTTATGAGCATCTGCTTTAGCAAGATTAATGTTTACTGCTTGTGCTAATGCTTGAGTAGATATTTGTTTTGTCGAACCTGTAACAGTTGTTTTTGTTTTTGCACTTACTACAGATGCAGAAATTGTAGCAAGAATCTTAATCTTACTTCCATTAAATGTATTACCTAAATCTATTGTTAAAGTTTTTCCTGCTGGTGAACCACCGAGAGTGTAATCACCAGAAGCCGCAAGAGTTATGACATCTCCAACTTCTCCTGTTGTAGCACTACCACCTTTTGTCATTACAGAAACAGTAACATCATTTTCACTATGAGCACTAAATATCTCATTTGTTCCTGCTGTTAATGTTGCAGTACCAGAACTAGATAGTGTAGCAACAAACTGCCTTCTTATTTTGAAACTTGTATCACTTATACCAGAGTTATCGTCAGTTAATAAGGTCTTAACAACTGAATAAGGCATCTTAAATATTGCTCTATCGTTTTCAGGAAATTGTATTTTTGTTCTATTTCTTTTAAATATTTTACTAGTCGCACTTGTAGTTCCGAATCCTAGAACAGTCTCTAGTCTTGTATTAGAATGAATACTTTGTACAAATTTAATAATTGATGTATTAGAATCATCTTCAAAGCTAATTTGGTCACCAATTTTTAATTCTGTTAAAAATCTAGTTCCAGAGCCTATTAATATATCTGCTTGGTCAGCAGGATCTTCTAAACCAATAGCATTAACTAAACTACCCGTTTCAGTTGCATCCTCTAAAATTATTGAATCGCCACTATCAGCACCGTTTGCATCTGAACCATCCATAACGATACTACCAGGTGATAGATCAGGATTGACAGTAGATATAGTTCCTGATAATTGTTTTTCATCACCAAATGTTGAAGTTAAATTGACATTAGCCGTATAGACAGGACTACCTGCCATTGAAACACCTTTAGTTTGAGTAAATTCTTTTTGTTCAAATCCTTTACATCCATAAGAATCAAATTGAACTACAGCTGTAGAACTAGATGAACTGCCTGTAGTAGTTTCTCCTTCAACAAATTCACCATTTACACTTGATAATATAACTATCGTGTGAGCAGCAGATCCGCCTGATGTGTATGCTGTAAATCCTGTTCCGTTAACAGCATTTGGATTTTGAGTAGCTGCAGTTGATTCAGTAAATAATTCAAAAGTTGTTGCTGATGGATTTTTAACAGTAAAGAAACCGTTATTAACATCTGTCATACCACTAACACTAGTGATTTTAATTATTTGACCTTCAGTAAAGTTATGTCCACTACTACAAGTTACGACTGGTGGATTTGCCTGTGTGATACCTGTGATTGTTGCTGCCCCTAATGATGTTATACTTTCTACGATACCAGTTGCACCTGTAGTTCCTCCAGTTAGTGTTTCTCCAGTTGTTAATGCACCTGAAGCAGGCCCTCTAACATTTAGATGAGCAAACATAACTGTGTCAAAAAGATAATGTTTGTATGTATTAGTTTTTAATGAAGCAGTTGATTGAAAAACGCCAGAAGCAGTTCCAGAATTATATTCTATACCTCTTGACTTTGCACGACCAATATCAAAGATTCTACCATCGTTATTTGTTTGTGCTGTTCCTCTTGTATCATGTTTTTGATCTACTAATCTAACTTTTTTGTAAACTTCAGTTTCATCAGATACAAACCCAACATCTGGTGTACCAAATAAATTTGTAACATTGACAAAAGGCAACTGTTCAAATCTAGTTGTAATTCCACTATCTGTTTCAAATTCTCTTGCCTTTTGAAGATCAAGAAAAGTTGTTCCTAATTTTCTAACTTCATATCCCTTAACATAAGCGACACCTTCTCCTAGTCCTATTGCTAATAAGTCATCAGATGGAGTATTATTAAAAGTCGTACCAGCAATGGTGCCGTCAGCAGTGGTCGCTGAATAAATACCACGATTTGTTCCGCTTAACAATGATTCTCTTACATCTATATCAAAAGGATCAACATAGTAGTCACCACTTTCATCAAAAGTTCTTCTTGCCATGTTATCTTCAAGGATGTTGTATTTAGAAGCTATAATTTTAGAAGAAACAGCACCACCTTCAACTCTAATCAATTCAATAAAACTAGCGTCGGCAGTTGAATCTAAAGATAATTTTGATAATGTTAAATCTATTTTAAATCTATGAGCACCAGAAGCATTCTCGTTTGATGATCCAGTCGCATTATCTAATAAAGTCGTATCATCTGTTGATGTTATAAAGCTTTCACTTATTGTTAAACCAACACGATAAGAAGGTCCGTTTGAATATTTGTCTAAAACTAATGTTTGTTTTGCAACATCAACAAAAAAACCATTAATATAATAAGTGCCGGCATCTATATGAGCAGCAGAACCAACAGTAGTCGTTTCACATACAGCTGTTTCTCCTGTAGATGCGCTACTTGTTAAAGTTTCTCCATCAGTAAACACAACTGAAACATTATCTGTTCCTGAATTTTTATATTTTACAAATAAAGTATCTGCATCAGTACCATCAGTAGCAACAAATCCAACAACTTGAGCAACAAGGCCAGATGTTCCGCCTGTTAAATTACTTCCTTGAAAATTTGCTAATGTTCCTGAGAATGAGGTAAGTGTTACAGCGTCATAATTTAAATCTAGATTAATTTGACCTGGAATAACCATTGCACCTTGTGCAAACATATGGTCACCCATTTGTTCAAGTTGATGTTGGTTAATAGATTGTTGAGTTGTTAGTTCTCTTGCTTGAACAGCGAATGCTGGTCGATACATAACTCTATGAAACTTCTTATCTTTTGAGAAGTCATCATAATAAGGACTAACATTAAAATCAGTTTTTGATGGCATTATATTCCTTTACTAAAATTCTATAATCAATTTAATATTTTCTGTTTGGTCTGACGCCCTTGTTATAGGACTTCTTTCTTCAACATAAATTATGTCTCCCGAATCATATGCAAGTTCTGGATTTGAATAACCAGAAGCAAACACGACACCGTTTACTGTAGCAGAACTACTTGTATTTGGTGTTGCACTTGCACTTGAACTTTGTCCTGTGATTGCATTTGCACCAGAGAACGCTGTTAAGTTACCATTTGTATCTGTTCCTACATCAGGAAATCTAGTTTGATAATAATATAATATCAGATTTGTTGAATCATATTCAATAACTTTACCAACAGCACCTGTAGTTGCTTGATTGATTTCTTCGTCAGCAGTAAATGTTCCTGATACAGATGAGAATA